CATCAGCTGCTGACCTGCGCTTACAACACCGGGTACGTCGAAGGGTGTTTCTGCAGCAAACTGCTGTAAATCCCTCAGCATCTGCGTACCTGCCTCAGCAGATTTCAGCATGGTCTGAAAGGCAATCTCATACTGACGCATCTGTGCTGCAGCCTGTACAGACGCTATGCCCATATTAAGGATACCGCCCGCCATCCCGGTGAAGACGCTGCCTAGCTGCACAGCAGCAATAGCGCTAAGCGCACCGGTCATCTTATTGCATTTATCGGCAAAGCCTTTTATTCCGCTGGTTGCCTTTTTGGACTGTTTGCTGACAGTTCCCAGATCATCACCTACACGCCGGACATTTTTGCTGTCGATACTGTCCAGGCTCTTGCGCATTGCTTTCACGTCGGAATTCAGCTGCTGAAACATTTTGGCAATATCTGCAAGAATCGCTGTCGATTTGCTCATTTTTGCGGACATTCTGCCGGCAGCATCGCCTGCAGCTTCTACTGCTGCTGCAGTTCTGCTGAAGCCTTGCTCAGCCTGTTTGCTATCCGCTGTAATTTTGACGGATATTTCTTTATTTGCCATTGCCTGCCTCCTTCCTCTGACGCTCAAAATCAGCATAGAAGCGTTCCCGCTCCCTTGCCTGCTCTTCTTTGGTCTTCTGCTTCAGGAATGGCCGCATCAGTGTACCTGCTTTGGCAGGCTTGCGGAGATGCGGGGAAATGATGTTGGCTACCCAGTAGGCCGTTTCCCACCGCTTTGCCATTCTTATTTCATTACATGCATCAACCATATCGTTAAACTCAAACACTGAAAGCCTGTCCAGCTCCCAAGGTTTGAGCCTTAATTCACCAAAAGCAAGGGTTTTAGCTGCATTGTACCATGTCCGCATAGATACGCAGCCACCACCCTCGCTAATTAGTTTTTTTCGTATTCAATATCAGCCTTCTGCTCATCGGTCAGTTCGTCCGGGAACAGCTGATAATAAGCTCCCACACCTAAAATGCCGCTGGCAGCCACAGCCTTTACTACAGGCAGCTGGATATCGGCAATGCTGTAACCGTTTTCCATGGCCTCGTCAATCTTTTCAGCATAATACTGTTCAGTCTTATTGCCGTTCTGGCTCATGCCTACGCTCAGCAGTACCAGCAGGTTCTTCAGACTCAGCTTGTCAGCGTCCTGCAGCACCTCGCCAATCGGACATTTCAACATGTCCTCTACACGGCGCAGGCGGACGATATTAAACCAAATCTGCTGACCTTCACCAAAAGCCTTAATGTCAATCTTTTTCATTCGTTATCCTCCATATAAGAAAAAGGCCAGCTTAGTGCCAGCCTTATTTTAAGAATCAGCCCTTGCTTTGTTCGCTGAGGGGACCGTCGCCGCTGATGGTGCCTTTAAGAGTAGCAACATCATCATGCGGAGTGCTCAGAGAGCATTCGGTAATAGAGCCCCAACCGGTAACAAAGCTCTTATCCGGATATTCAAATTTAACATGCACCTGCTTGCCTGCCAAAAAAGCAGCCTCCAAGAACTTGGCACCGGTATCACCTGCAAGGTAAACGGTTTCCAAGTCGATAGACCAGCTGCGCAAACCTGGCAGGGTAGATTTCCAACCACCGGAAGTCTTATGGGAAGCATCAATCTCGTCAGCTTCACGGTTCAAATCACCGCTGCGCTGACCACCCAGAAGAGTCCAGGTCGGAGCTGCTTCGGTAGTGCCGGTATTCAGGTAAATCAAATAATCTTTGCCCGCAGTCGCAGTGCTGGTCGCATCGGTGCGGGTCGGGAAAGTATATTCACTCATATCTGTTCCTCCTAACAATCAAAATAAACTTCATAGGTAATCAGCGCCATGCCTGCATCAGCCTTGCCCTGCGCCACGCCAAAAACGATTTCTTTCACTTGGCTGTCAATGCACCAGCCACCTAAATCGTGATAATGCGTCAGCAAGGCATCCAGCTTATCAGCCAAGGCATCGACGCCTTCAATGCTTGCCGTATCCAGCAGGTAGATGCTGTATGTCAGTACGCCCTTGCGCCCGCTCTTAGTCATCTCCACATAGGTGATACGGTCACAGCTCACAGTGCCTTCCAGCTTATTGCCACGGCTGGCACCGGTAACAAGGCTGCTCCAATGCACTTCCGGTATCTGGTCCTGCAAAAGTCCCATGATAACATCTGTAATCTCAGTACGTCTGCTCATGAACGATACAGAGGAATACTTGCTCTCCCCTGCCCTCCGGTAACGCCAAAATCAGCAGCTGTAATACTTGCCATAAGGCGTTCCATCTCAGCCTTGTACAGCTTCAGCTTCTGTGCGTATATGTCGCTGTTTTCTACACCGCCAGCGCCGTTAAATACAGTCGTAGGGTCTGTGCCGGTCTGCAGCAGACATCTGTTATAGCAGGCAGCCACAACGCCCAAGCGCTTGACTATGTAAGGTACAGGCTCGGGGATATCGGTTACTTTTAGCCTGCTGGCCAGGCTGTTTATGATTTCATTGCCATAGACAATATCCTCATATTTGCAATCCAGCACCGCGTCCTGTATATCTGCAAAATCAATGTAATCCATTATAAACCTCCCAGCAGACTGTCTAAAGCCTTAGCAAATCTGCTGACAATAACAGGCTGCATTCTATCAGCTGCCGTATAAAGAAAAGGGTCAGCCTTTATGCCAGGGTGACGCACACGCTTGCTGAAGACAAATTCCTTGTTTATGGCAAAGCGCAAAACCTTTTTACTGCGTGGCACAATCACATAGGGCTTAGTACCTTCATGCTGCCATCGCGCTATGTTGTTTGTAAGCATAACAGTGCCTTGGTTATCTTTAGCCAGGCTCATAATGCTTTTTTCAGTCATACCGCTTCTGGTAACGAACCGATGATGGTCACGCGCATATTCCCTTACATCTCTGACAGCCATCTTCACCTGTCTGCGTACCATGTCGCGCGTTTGGACCGGTGCGGCCTCGAAAGCACGCACCAGCTTATCAAATTCGCGCGTAATCTCTACGCTTTTCATTATTCTCCGGAAGCCTTAACCTGTTCTCCAGAAGCCTTAGTCTTATGTACGTAGATAGCACCTTTCTTGTTCTCCAGAACGAATGCATCATAGCGCACACGGCCTTCAACTAACCAGCCGTTGATGCCAGGCGGGTTGTCATGAATCTTATAATCTGCCAGCTTAACAGGAGCGCAGCAAGCGATGCGGTTGGTGATGATAAATGCAGTGTCCTTCGGCATGTAGGACGCAGGCACCACGATAATGGGAATGCCGTCTACCATGCCAACCTGACCTTTTACCAGCATGTTTTGTGCCAGGTCAGAAGCCTTGATGAAGGATTCATCCTGCTTCAGCAGCTTGAAGTAAGACGCAGCCACATAAGCAATACGATTGCCTAAAGGCGCTTTCTCGTCGGTCAGCTTCTCGGTGCCGTCGAGGAAGGCGCTGTAAGCGTTGGCCTTGGTGACTGCAGCGGTTGCGCTGTTCTTAGCGCCTGCAGCGATTTTTGCCAGACGATAAATATCCAGCTCCGGAATAATTACCTCATCAATCTGACGCTGTAATGCTGCACCGGCCTCTTTCAGCATACCGGTATCCTGATAGTTGCTCTTGTCGATGGTGAAGGTGAAGGAACGGTCCTTAGTCAAGGTCAGCTCCTGAACGGAATCCTCCAGCTCTGCCGGGGTACCATAACGGTTTGCGCCGGTAGAAGTGTAATCATTCATGCCTGCGGTAGGAATAGAATAAACCTTTACAGTCTGCACACCGGTGAAATCATAATCGTTGTTGATTGCCGGAGCGGTCAGAGCGCCAGTCTTGAAGCGCTCATCAATTTTTGCGCTGTACTTATCTGCATAGTTAATAGTCATAATAAAAAATCCTCTCTTTCGTCATTAAGAATTAAAGCCACTGAGGAACGGATCATCAGAACCGCCGCCACCGCCATTGCTGCCGCCACCGCCTGCACCGTTAGCCTTAACTGCCCAGCTGTTCTCCTTCAGCCAGCCGTTAACGCCGTCTTCCAGGCTGATTTCTTTACCATCAGTACCGGTATAGGCAAGGCTTTCATCGTCTTTGACAACGATACTGCCTTCCAGCAGCTTAGCCATGTTCTGCGGGCTCGCAGCATTGCCCTTGGTCAGCAGCTCTACAGCCTTAGCCATCTTCATGCCGTCAAGGCGCTTGGTCTTTTCGGCCTTCGCGGTCTCGGTCATCTCAGCCAGCTGCTTAGTGACCTTGCCAACCTGCGCGGTTAAGTCAGTAATCTGCTTTGCAACCTCATCAGGCTTTTTGCCGCCCTGGGCAAATTGGTCTAATGTAGTCTTAAGTCCTTTGGCTTTGTCTACCACATCGTCACCATCGACCAAACCAACAGCCTCTAAGATGCTTTTCAGCTTTGTCGCACTCTGCTCTCCTGCCGTGCGGTGCTTCTTAGCCTCGTTGTTGAGAGTGTTGATTTCGCCTTTGATAGCAGCGATGAGGTCAGCACCGTTCTCAACTTTTTCCAGTGCTTCGTAAACCTGTTTCATTTCCATTGTTCTGATACCTCCATATCATGGGCCTCCGCCCTATATTGTGCCCTCTCCTGGGCAATAAAAAAGCGCATCTTGTGAAATTCACAAAATACGCTAATTATTAAATTATTTACTGCATAAAAAAAGCCCACAGCATAGCTATGAGCTTTTAAAGCATTTCAATTTCGGCAATTTCATGCTTAGCAATTTCAATAAGTACATTACTTTCATTTCTAATAATAATGCTTTCCTCTTCATCCTCTTCAATGGTTGGAATATAGTCAATAACGCGACCTTCAATCGCACCACCATCTAAGCACAAAATTTTAATTTTTTTCCCAAAAGTTTCTTTTAATTTCATATCATTCAACCTTTCTAGGATAAATATGACTACCAGTTTTAGAATAAACTATAACCGCTGCTTTAGTCCTCGTTTCTTTACCAGTTTCATTATCTACATGAGTACCTATAAAATTATCACTAACAACCCTTTCTTTATTTTTCCAATTACCATTTCTGTCAAAAACAGCCTCACCAGTAGTGCTCAACTCATCAACTAACCGTTGAGCCTCTGCTAAATCACCGTCCAAATAGCTTCTTCCGTCAATATAGCCTCTACTACCCTTAATATGCCTGTTTTGCTTGTTAGCATTAATGGTTTTAGAAATTTCGCCGAGCCTTAGCTTTTCTTTTATTATACCATTATCTTTATTAGCTTGCAATTTCTCATCAACGTGAAACTGCAACATAAGTTCAAATACTCTGCTCTCCTGCTTGCCTAATCCTTGCCAGCCTCGCAGGTAATCCTGCCAATCCTTGCCATCTTCCCACGCCTTCAAGCCTTTACGCCCCAGCACCTGCGCCCTGCGTGACTCCGGCAAGCTATTCAGCCATTTGTCGCCAGCTTCCTGCACCTGATCGCGTTGCTGCTGCATATCAACTTCGCCTTCAATGACTTCCACGTACCGGCATAAGCAATGCGGATGTACCGGTAAAGGCGGCAGCTTATCCTTAGGATATATACCTGCACCTAAGCCATACATATCAGCTTTGGCGTACATGTCGCAGATATCAAAAACAGGGTGACGGCTGCTTAATTTGAATTTCACAGCCACAATATCAGCGTCTTTTTTCATCTTAGCTATAAAGCCATCAGCCCATGCCCTCGCCATCTCGGTTCGGGTGATGCGTTCAGCAACATAGCGGGATTTTTCATTGACAGCAACTTCCACGGCCTTTTCAATAGCCTTTTCATTGCCTTTCTGCACTGCTTCCAGCAATTCATTGTAGGCTGCCTGCAGCGCCTTGTTGGGAGCGCCATTTTTAGCCAGACGATTGATGTTGTCAATGGCCTGCCTTTGTTCAGCCAATGCCTGCAGGTCGTTGCCTGTAGCCTCCCTTACCTTCTGCAGATACTTTGGCAGGTCCTGCCTGCTGATAATATCTTTGCCGCCGTTATATACGTTCTGCCCATCGTCGCCATAACCGTCATACAACGCCCTTGCAGCCTCAGTCCAGGTCTTGTTCTGACGCATCTGCTCCTGCAGGGTGCTTACAATGGCACCGCGCATTTTCACGCCTACGCCATGCAGCTTTTCGGATAGCGTCATGCCGCTTTCATCCCATTTGCCAGCCAGCTCTTCGCCCATGCTTTCTACTTGCGCTTTAGTCAGCATAGTCGGAACAATACCATAAGCATAAGCTGCAGCCTCTACAAGCGCAGGCTTCAGTTCCGGTAGCGTAAACAGCTTACCATAGTGGCGCTGCACATTATCCAGTGCCTCTTCAAACTTCATGCCACTAGCAAGCAGCCTTTGTAAGTAAGCTACCGCTTTTTTTGCATCCTTGCGCCAGCTTTTATTCAGTTTGTTAATCAGCTGCGCCAGCCTGTCCGTCGTCGTCATCATCGCCACCGCCATTAGCACCAAAAGCATGGCTATAATCCAGCTTTTCCTGCTCCAAGTGCTCTTCGTAGGTCTTCACCAGTGCGTCAAAGTCATCAGCCTTAAGCTCCGGCAGATAGCTGGTAAGAACACGCTTGAAGACTTCCATGTTAAATTCATCGCCAAAGTTCAAGCCTTTAGCAATTTCAGCATTAGCAAGCTCCTGCTCAACCTCACTGATTTTGAAGTCATTCGGGTAGTTCACACTGTATTCCAGCTGCACACCGGTCCAGATACTGAACAGCCTTGCCAGATTCTCTTCCGCTGCTTCCACGAGGTCTGCAAAATCTGATAAGATCTGATTGGTTGCCT